AATCGTGATTGGCCCCTGAGTGAGAAAGGCAACCGGCTGGTTTGCAGCGGCGGCATGAAGGGCGATGCCCTTGGGCACGCGGACTTCGGCGGTCGCGCTGTTGCAATCACACAGCTTCATGAGGCCTGTCGAGCCCTCCTGATAGAGAACCTGTCCGGCGGTCACTGCGACTCCGGCAGTTCCTTCGGTAATGCGGGCAGTCGAACCGGCAACAACGCTCGTTGCGGTAATCGTAAGATCGGCCATGTTATGTGGGCTCCATCAAAGGGATGCGGCGCCTCACGGCGCGGCGGCAGCTTGCCTAAGGCTGGGTTAGAAGCGGCGGTAATTTGCGAGAAGCGCGTCAACCGTGTTGGGGAGCGTCGGAACGCTGCCATCTGAAGTCACGGATTGGCGCACTGATGAAATCGAGGATCGCTCATCGTTCCATTGGGCAATGAGCATGAGCATCGCGGCGCGGATGGACTCCGGCACAGTCGAATACCCAACGGTCGCGGTAATTCTGACCGCATCCGAAACGGGACGCACTGACGGCCAGGTCTGGTTGATTTTCAATCGGATTTGCGGATCGAGGCCCGTATTCACAAGCTCGTAAACTGAAGTATCAAGCGTCTGCTCGACGCCCGCAGTATCGAGGTATTTGACTGACGAAACCGAAAGAATTGGCGCGGTCGGAAGATCGATGAGGTCGCCGAAGCCAGATGCCTGCATGAGCACTGTCTGAGAGACCAGCTTGGTCCCCGTATATTCCTCAATGAGCGTCCGCGCGGCGATGATGTATCGGTTGAGGTCGCCGTCTGAATCCGTGCCATCTATCCTGCACTGAGACCTTGCCTCGGCCAATGAAACAGGCTCTGATGCCGGGACAACGGTAACGACCGTGGGAAGCCAGCTCATTTGCGCTTCCTCTTTTCGTCCAATTTCCTGACCGCCGTTTCGACAGGTGCGGCAATGGGGACGGCGAAGCCCGCTTCGATCAGCCGAATAGCCTCGGCATTAGCGAACTCCGCCTCATCCCCTGGGACGAGGACGGTTGCTCCGGCAAAACCGACAAGCAACCGCACTCTCATTAGGCTTCAGCCTTCACGACGGTGAAGTTCAGCACGAGAACATTGTCGCCCGCCGCCGAAGCGTGAAGGTTGCACAACCTGATCTTGAACGATCCAGCAGCTACCGTGGAAACAGCCGCAATGAACGATCCCGCCGAGGTGTGCGTTTTGATGTTGACGACGATATTGTCCGTCGCAACGACCTTTGAGTTGGTCACGGTGAACTCGGCATTGGAACCGGCCGCCACCGTCTGCGAGACGGTCGTGATAACGCCAGAATAGGCATTGCACGTCACGCCCGTAGTAATCGAGGTCGCCTGCGTTACCGCAGTCTGCCCCTGAATGACCAATACGCCATCGCCATTGCGATAGCCGGTCACATTGTAACCACCAGCCATTATATCGGCCCTCCTGAAAAGAAGGGCGGGACCGCGAAGCCCCGCCCGAAAGGTTTAGGCCAGCTTGAGGTGCTTGACGGCGCTCGTCTGGATCAGATCGCCATCGAGGCGAACGATCCCGGCGAGACCGATGTTCGGCCAGTAGTATTCGCGCCGCACGCCGATGACCGGAGAGCCGACCTTGCGGACGAAATACTTGCCGAAATCGCCAAACAGGATCAGCTTCTGGCCCGTGGTGAAGGCCGAGCTCATCGCCTGGTTCACGCTGTAAGGCTGGCCGAGTAGGGACGCCGGGGCGCCGCCTCGGATATCGCCCATCGACCAGATGTACTGGCCCTGGCCGTCCTTCAGCTTGCGAACCGCGGCAAGCACGGTGTCGTGCATCATGAAGCGAGCCTTCGGAGACGCGCGATACGCCGGATCAACCGAGTGCAGGAGGTCAATAACCTCGTCTGCCGTGAACGCAGTCGTCAGAGCGGCGGTCTTGCCGGCCGTGGAGGCGGTGACGATGCCGTTCGGATCGCCCGTGCCGTCGCCCGTGGTCAGCTCGGTATTGACGCGGCGGGCAAGACGTTCGCCGAGCAGTTCGCCGATGAACGATTCGACGTTGATGGCGCTGTCCTGAAGAAGCTCCATCGAGATCTGCACCCAACTCGTGTCGTAAGCGAACGCATTGAGCGTCATCTTCGATAGTGAAGCGTCCTTTGAGCCATCGTCCGTCATCGCAGCGGCTTCCGTGTGCTGCGAAACCGTCGATGCCGTATCGTCAACAGTCGGGAAGTCGATCGGATTGCCCGAAGCCGTATTGAGGACGTTGCAGATCGCCTCGTCATACATCGGACCCCACATCTTGAGGGTCTTGTCGACGGATGCCGCAAGATCGGTCGGGACAGTGTAGCCACCGGCCGAATTGGTGCCGACAGTCTGTGCGCGGGCCTCCTCTTCGCTCGGCACGTAGATGCCGCGCTTCAGAATGGAGCGCTCTTCCGCCGAAAGCTCCTGCGGATCAAAGCCGCTCCGAGCCAGCTTCACGAACACATCGCGATATTCCGGCTTCTTCGCCTCATCGACCGCGCGGCCTTCGCCGCTCTGGTCTGGCCGGCGCTGCTCACGCTTCTCGGTCTCGGTCTTCTCGCGCTCGACCTGGCGCTGCTCGCGCGCAATGTTGGCGTCGAGCTTGTCGAGCTCGCCCATGATCTTGTCATGGCGCTGCTCAAGCTCCGTCGCGCGAGCTTCGTCGGTGTTGGCCTTGATTTCGTCGAGCGCCGAACGCGCCTCGGTGACAAGCTGGCCGCGCTTGTCCTGCATCTCAGTGAGATTCATGGTTGGGTCTTTCTGTGAGAAAGCGCCGTCATCGCGACGGTGCGGGTCTCGCCTTTCCCAAGGGCTTGGTTAGGGCTCGGCTTGCGCCGGGATTATTCGGGCTTGATGCCCCGAAACTTTTGCTCTGATTCCGCCTTGCGAGCGGCGATACGAGCGCGGGCAGCGGCTGCGTTGTGCTCTGCTTTCTCGCGCTCACTGCGATCATCGTTGAGCGAGCGAAGTGCGATTTCCGTGTCCTCGTAAGCCGGAAACGTCACGGCCGAGACCTCGAATAGCTCGACCTCTTGAATCGTGCGGAGCGGGATGTCTCCGGTCTCGTCCCATTCCTGCTTGGTGACGCGAAAGCCGAAGCTCATCCCATCGACGTTTCCGAGGCGCATATTCTCGCGAAGGTCGCGAGCTGCCTGCGTATCGGGAAGGTCGATCTCGACCGCCAGGCCGCGCTCATCTTCCGACAGTCTGAGGGTTCCGGCCTTGGTTCTGCCCAGAACATAATTCGTGTCGTGGTTCCAAAGAGCCCGCACGTCGCCGTTTAGGGACGGCTTGAAGGCGCCAGGAGCGATCTTCTCGCGAAACATTCCGCCGATGTCGGTGGTGGAATTGAAAACTGCCGCATATCCGCCGATTGTCTTGCCCTCGGCGCGGACTTCGAGCGGGGCAGAAAGCGCCCTGCGTTCAAGCTTCATTGGTTACCCCCATCGGCGGGCGGTGGCGTTCCCGGCTTTGTTTCCCCGCTCTTCTCAAGCGGGACGGTGGCCCCTTGGATGTAATGCTTGTCCATCAGCGGATCGTCGCTCTTTTCCTGGCCCATGTACTGAGCGCCCGCGTTCGGCGTATAAACGGCACACTGGACAAGGGCCGCGACGGCATCGGCGCGGGTCTTGAAGTCGCCGCGAAGCAACCCGTCAAGGTTGTGCTCGACGTAGCGCCCGCCGTTCCGCTGCCCGAACAGCTTGAGGTTCATTTCCTCTTCGAGCGCCTGCGCCCACTGGCCCACCAAGTGCTTGACCAAATGAAGGTCCTGCTGCTCGGCATTGGTGAACGTCGCCCGCTCCAGGTCTTGCAAAAACACAGGCGGTATGTTGAACAGCCGCGCGATCTGCTCGACCACAAACCTTTGCCCTTCCGCCATCTGCCCCTTGTCGGGATCGAAGGCGATCGGCTTCAATTCGTACCCGGGCGGAAGCTGGACGATTGGAGCGCTGGATTCCCGCGCTACGTCGATCGACCGCTGAACATCGGCCATCGCCCGCTTCATGGCTTCCGGACCAGCCGGCAGTGGGCCAGTCAGGCCGAGCGGAGGAACCCCGCCGCCGGCAAAGAACTTGGACCCGTACTTGTTCATCGCTAGCGCGAGCTGGATCGTCTCCGCGCCCTGCATGATCGGGCCGTAATGGCAAAGACCGTCAGCCCGAAGCATGAACGGAACATCGATGACTTCCGAAGCCTGGTATGTCTTTGTCCCGACCTCGTAAGTGGTCGTTCCGGTGGGCGTCCGTCTTACCGTGGCTCGCGTCGGATCGATCGGCCACAAAGCGACGATGTTCGTTCCGCTACGCTCGATGTAGAGTAGTCCCCGGCCTCCGGTGAACACCTGTTGCCAGAAGTGCTGGCGCAGCTTGAAGCTCGTCCACTCAGGGTTAGGAGCTTCGTGGATCAGCGTCTCTAGGCCGCCCTCGATCCGCTTGGCTCCGTCCGGCAAATTCCGGTATGAGTGCAGAGGCAAAGCAGCCAAGGTGCGGGACAGGAACGACACTGCCGCCCACACAGCGGGAACGGTCAGCGCCGTGCTGATCGTGACCGTTGGCAGAGCAATATCGCTTAGCCCGAACACGCGGAGGATATTTGCCCCCGGCCGCTCGATGGATTCGCCGGTCAGCGACGTAATCATCCGCTTCTCGGCAAAGATCGGATCGTCCGGCCCCATCAGGCGGCCCGCCCAAATTCGCCATGAAGTTCAAGCGCTGCCGCGCTGTAAGCCGCTCTAGCTTCTGGAATTGTTGCGAAATTGCCGAGGAAGCGGGCACGTCCATCGGCGCAAATGTCCGCTCTCCAGCTGCCTTTTAGGCTGTCCCAACTTACGCCCTTTGAGCCCCACTTGTTTCGCCTGCTCAGCCCGACATTCTTTGCGTTCTGCAAGCGAGTTGCGTGGCGCAAGTTTGAGATACGATTATCGTCCCTGTTTCCGTTGATGTGATCAATTTCGTATTCGGGCCAGTCTCCGTGTGCCATCAGCCAAATGACACGATGAGCGCGATAATTCTTGCCGTCTATGCGGACAATGCGATATCCGGCGCGGCCAATAGAACCGGCGATGTCGCCAGCGTGGACATTAACTCTGCCCTGCCCTGAAACGCGGTCACACGCCCAAGTCAGCTTGCCGGTCTCAGCGCAATAGCTCAGTAGTTCTTGGCACCGCTCTGCGCTCACGTTCATAGCGTGCTACCAACCAAACTAAAGGCCGGATCATCCCAGGGCGAGACGGGGATCAGCTCCTGCATCATCGCCTCCACCCCTTCCGCCATTGCCAGAGCGACAAGCCCGTCTATCCGGCCCGTCGCCTTCGCCTTGTCCAATTTCCTGTTTCCTGCTGGATCGCTCACCGCCACAGCATTGGCCGCGCACATCGCCAGCACCGGATGCCCGCCGTGGCGCACGCATTCCTTGAGCAAGTCGGCCTCCAGTGCATCCAGCGCGGGCGACATGCTCATGTAGCCCTGCCCGAACGGCTCCAGCGGAAGCTCGACTCCCTGTCTCGCGAGGGCCTGTTGCATCCGGTCCATGCGCCAGCGGTCGAAACCGATCTTCGCTATCGAGAGGCCGGAGCAGATTTGGCCGATGTCCCGCGCCACGTAATCGTAATCGATGACTTTCCCAGGAGTGGTCCGTAAAAGCCCCTCCCGAACCCAAACGTCATAGGGAGCCTTGTCCCTTCGGGCCGCTTCGGAGACGCTATCGAGCGGCATCCAGAAGAATGGTCGAACGTGAACCATGCCGTCTTTACGGCATGTGAGAACAAGCGCTGTAAGGTCAGTGGTCGCAGAGAGATCCAGCCCGCCATAAACCGCTCCCTCAAACTCTCCAGGCGCGCCGTTGCCGGCCTTCCACGTTGCCGCCGATACAAATGCGGCAACCATGTTGACGCGCTGGTTGAGCGTCAGGACGCGGAAGGTATTCTCCGCGCTCGGCATCCGCTTGGCCTGCGCCGCCTGCTCCTCGACATCTCGCCGCGAGCGGAATAGCCCTAGGGCCGGATTTGCCGCCTTCCACGCCTCCTCGTCATCCAGCGCGCAATCTTCAGGCGCCGTATAGACATGGGATACAATCGAAGGATCTTCCGACCGCTCTGCATCATCCAGCCAGATCGAGAACAGATCCGCGTCGGTTGGCGCCTGCGTCGAAATCGCAATCAGCAACGGCTTTTCGTGCGCGCCCTGTGATGTGGTGATCGCGTCTATGAAATCGTCTTGCGGCCCTTTGACCTGGCCCACCTCGTCAAGAATGGCGAGGACAGGGCTAAGGCCGTGGGCCGTCGTTCCGTCAGCCGCTAGGGCCTTGTACTCCGTGTTCCATGCTAGGCCGATAAGGCGCTTGCCAGATGGAACAATTCTGACACGCTTCCGCAGCTCAGGTTCAAGATCGACCATTTTGGCCGCCAAATTGAACACGAGCGCAGCTTGATCCCGCGAGCGGGCGCCCGAAACCAATTGGCTGTTCAGCACAACCCTGGGACCGACCAGATGCGCTAGGAGGAGGCACGCTATAAGGGCGCTCTTCCCGTTTTTACGCGCGATCGCGAGATAAGCTCGCCGAGTGCCGGCCGGATTATCGTATATATCAAGAATAAACTTCTTCTGGAACTCGGCCAGCTTCAGCTTCTCGCCTACGCGTGCACCCTCCGGAACCCTGCAAAATTCTTCGATGAACTGGATGACCTTTTCGCCCTCAGTCATCGCGGCTCCGTGATTTAGTGGGCTGGGAGTGCTGCACCCGGCAGCCTTCGTCCTAGGATCTCCCAGCCCCTCGCCCACGTCTGGGCGGTTCTTGTAATTCATCGAACCATGTGTTAGCCGCTGGTCCGTTGCGGCGGCGCTGATAGAAGCGCACGGCGCGGGCTGTTTAAGCGGGGTAGCTCCCCACACTTAGCCGCGTTGGAATGCGGGCGTTAGGATAAGGGTACGGTCCGGCCACCCCCTCCCGCAGGCAGCAGGTATCCAGTCCTGCCCGCAACTAACTCTTCACGTTTTCCCTGACCCAAGCGAGTATCCGCTTGGCTATTTCCGGCGTTACGTGTTGAAGTTGTTCGGCGGCCCTAGTTGATTTGCGGTCGCGGAAGCAGCTCATCGTGATCCCCTGCATTGCGCTCGATCTCTTTCCCAGCTTCCCGCCGCTTCGCATCGTTCCGCGAATCCCCACTTCGCGCGCGGGCGTGGAGGGCCAAGGATCGACGCAACGAGAGAATATCCCCGGTCAGCGACTTCACCGATCGCGCCCGTGGATTCTCAACCGTCGTTCCGTTATCACGGACGGCTATATAACCCTCCGTTCGGAGCGTCCGCTGTTCCCTCGCCAGATCGGCCATCGTGCGCGCCAGCATCGCAGCGAGCTCAAGCTGATGCTCGCTCCATTCCGCCCGAGCAAACTCCGCGACGACATTGCGCCAATGCGGCCAATCGCATTCGTCCAGAACCATGTGGCCCGGAGGCACGACAGGAATCCCTGCCGCCTGCACAATCCGCACTGCCTCGCCAGCGCTCGTGATGGGCGCCCTCTTGCTCATGCGATCACCTAAAATCGGGTTTGGCGTTGAAATTCGTT